CTTTTCAGCTTGTCGGTATGGCTTTTCTCAAACTTGGCATGAGCCGTTGGGAAATGACCAGACCAACCTTCTAGCCGAAAAGCTGGAGCTGAAAGAGTGCGGTTAGCCGAAGCGCCACACTCACACATAAGACTTGTTGTCTCATAAACAACAAATCTTTCTGTTCTATGCCCGTTTTCACAGGCGAATTCAAACATTCTTCTCATTTAAATCCTCGTATGCTCTCTCGCTTACTTGCTTCAAATTCTTTAGCCAAGTGAGGATAGACAACTCACCCTTGCGGAAATTGAGACTCTTTTCATCTTCAATCGTCAATATATTATTCAGAGGCTCAATCATGTTCTCAACGTCTTCAAGCAACTGAGTCCATCCGACAGTCGCCATCATTGAGAATCTCTCCTCATAATAGGTCTGTAACTCTTTGTTCATGCGCCATTACCTGAGTCAATGGTGATTGTCTGAACTACTGGATCAGGTCTAGTTTGTACTTCTACTGTATAGACCACACCATTCTCTAAGTAAGCACCACAACCAACTAGCATTTGAGTTGCTCTGTCATGTTGCTTGAACATACTGACTTTGTAGCAGTTGTTCTCAGTAAAGAAGTCATCATTAGGGCCACCTACAGGGAATGATGTTTCTTTGAACATCTCTCTGTAATCAGCAACAACAAGTTGTCCGTCAATAAGTTTAGCAATGTTCATGTTTATCCTTTATCTGCAAATGCTGTTGTCGGTGCTGTGAAGTTAGCCGTATATCGAGCGACCTTAGAGATGCGTAAATCGTCTATGTAGCCGTTTAAAGGAGCATTACCAAGTGTGTAGCCATTGCAACCAATTACAGGTCTATTTGCACCAACAATATACGAGTTTGAGTCTGTGTATGTGCTTGCTTCTTGTGTACCATTTAAAAACAACTTAGTGCTAGTACCAGACCTAGCTAGGGCAATGTGATACCAAGTTCCTGTAGAAAGTGTAGTTGTACCTGTAATTCTGTCGGCAGAGTTAGTGCTATATACAAGTTTTCCCGTTGAATTTGTATATATGATGTTATATAAGCCGTTTGTTGAAGTTGGTCTACCATCGTAATAAACAATATCTGCGTTCAACCCACTAACAACATAAATCCACATTTCAATCGTAAAGTCACCAGTACCAAATGTAAAATTCTGCCCTCCCTGCAACAGAAGATAATCCCCTGTCCCATCAAACGCTAACGAGCCAGTACCATACTTCTTAACGCTTGTAGAAATCTGTGCATTGCCCACAGTTTGCAAGTCATTCATCATTCCGTTGTCTAAGATGCCAGCGTTTTGCATTGAAGCAAGAAATACAGTTCCAGTAATAGCAGTTAATGGCGCAGTCGGTACAGTAATAGTTGTGCTAGATGGTGAGTAAGGGCTTGAGCCAACAGTCACTCGACCATCGGAAATGTAGCCTGTAGTACCTCTACCTTGTAAGCCCGCATCAATATAATTGTTTATGCCAATTTTTGCGGCAGTTGATATATTTGTAGTAAATGAACCAGTTGCTTGCCTAACACCATTTACCCATCCAGCGTAAGTTCCTGATACACGGCTATATGCAACATGAAACCATCGGTTGTATTGTGCAGAACCAAGACTTACTTCAGGGCCACTTAAAAATATGCCACGGGTTGTACCCATTTCAATAAAAAGACTAACAACGGCATTACCAATAATACAAGCATAGTCTGTTGTGCTAAAGCAATATACCCAAGCCTCTAAGCAGAAATCTTGCGTACCAATAGTGGTGATTGTATTGGTTGTAATTATGTTTGCTGATGTACCATCAAAGTAAGCGGAGCCACCAATCACGCTTGTAGAGTATGCAGTTGTAGGGCTAAATGGGCTGAAGCGTTGGACGCTTGTATCGCCATTATTTGTAATGGTAAAATTATTACTGCTACTATCAATAAATCGATTGGATTGGCAAGTTAAAAGTTGAGTTCCTGAAACTGCAGTTAATGGTACTGTTGGTGGTGTAAATGTAGTGGTATATAACGCAGTATTTGTAGCTCTTACATTACTGAAATAGCCATTCATGTAATTTACTTGATATCCAATAACAGTACCACCTAAACCTAAATTATATGCAGTTGTATTTGTTCCAGTTGTTCCAGATTGAACACCATTGATAAATATCCTAACGCTAGTTCCACTTCTACAAACAGCAACGTGTTGCCATTGGTTTAATACAGGAGTTGTACTAGATGAATAACCCCAAGAAATTCCTCTTAGTCCAATTGCCCATACACCACTACCTGCTGCACCATTTGTGCCAAACATTAAGCCACCAGTTGATACTGATGTAAGTATGCAAGTAGCATCTCCTAATGTAGTAGTTGCATATACCCATGCTTCTAATGTGAAGTCTCCTGTGCCAAAATTTAAAGCAGTTTGAGATGCTAAACTTAAAGTATCTCCTGAACCATCAAAATAATTAGACCAATTAGACCCATATGGACTAAACGTGCCTTGAGTTGCATTACCACCACGGGTAATTGGGTAGTTATTTGTGGAGGAGTCTAGAAATGTATTGTTCTGAGAGCCATTAGTTCCATTACCATGCAATAACATGGTCACATAGTTAAACTGAGCGTCTTTCGAAGCTACTGGTGCGCCAGATTTAGATGCTGCAAACATTAGAAATTCTGTCCAATTGTTGTGCCATACCAATTCGTACCATCACTGAAGAAGCTGTAAATATCTTGTTTACTAGCAGTTCCAGTGATAGTTGGTGCAGTCGCACCAGGCCATGTCACTGTTGACCAAGTGACAGATCTTGAGCCTGTTGCGTCTTGTTTCAACATAATGATAAAAGACTTACCCGCACCTTGGGTTGGCATCGTGATAGTTGCATTTCCCGTCAAAGTCAACTGTTGAACAGTGCCATTGGTCAAAGCTACTGTGATCGCAGTGCTAGTGTTAGCTGTGTATAGAGTCTCTGTGTAGTTCGTGACTGTTGGGTTTGTCAGGGTCTTGTTGGTTAAAGTCTCTGTGCCTGTATAAGTTGTGATACTTGCACCAGCTAGGGTAGTCGCACCAGTACCACCATTAGCAATCGGTAGAGTGCCAGTAACGCTTGCTAGATTAACAGTTCCAAGGGTCTGTTTTAGAGCACCATTTGTATCATAAGTTCCATCTGTTGACCAAGTGTCTCCAACATTAAGGGTAACTTTTGCAATGGTTCTTTGAGTTGCATTGTTGTCGTATTTGATCGTTACTGTGACTGCCGCAGTATCTTTGTTCTCAATGAAAATCTTTTTGATAATCCTACGATAACCACTGGAAGGAGCAGTAACAACAGAAACATCTGTTACACCATTCAAAGCGCCATCTAAAGCGCCTTCTGTGAATGTAGTTCCATTGTTGTCAGCATAGGAAACAATGTAATCAGGATTTGTGGTTGCCGCAGCACCAGACATATTGACCTTAATGGTCTTTGTCGTTGAATCAAGGACTAGGGTTGACATATTTTCCTCTTAAACCATAAACCATGCGTAAGCATTACCTGCACCACTACTACCACCAGATGATGCTATTGTTTGATTAGGCCAAGTGCCTGTGACTGTAATGTTTGTGCCAGCAACAATGCTTGGAGTTGTTGTTCCAGTACCGCCATTAGCAACAGGCAAAGTACCATTCACACCAGCAGTCAAAGAAACAGTATTCTTTTCCCAAAGTGAAGTGCTTGAGTTGTAAACAATGGTTTGACCAGTAGCGGGAGACTGAGCAGAAACATTGTGTATCTCATCTAGCTCATAGCCATTTTGTACTTTGACAAACAACTTGCCCTGAGTTGCATGAGAGTGTTCTACAACAGCCACATAAACAAGGTGAGTAGGAGCATAAGGCTTGGTAGCCGTTAAAGTACCAGCAGTTGTTCCACTCAAATAAAGCTGATCGCCATCTGAATAAGCAGAAGTATTGATATTTGTAATCAATCCAATGACAGTTACATAGCCATTTGAATTGTTGGCTAGGTCAGCATTCATCAAACCCAATGTTTGAGCAGAAGTAGCGTCACTTGTCGCCAATGCTTTAGAAACTGTTGGATTCTGTCCTGTAGCACCTGAGATATAAACCGCAGTACCTTTAGTTAGAGTAGCGCCAGTAGTGTTTCTAACCAAGCAAATCACATTGGTTGTAGAACCTGATACAGCAACAGATAAATCAGCTACTCCAGAGGCTGTAGAAACAGTTACAGAGCCATCTGTAGAAGTCACACTACCAATGGCATTGACATCCGTATAAGTAAGCGATACAACACCAGTTTGACCATTGACACTAGAAACTAAGTTGGTCTGGTCAATCTTTTGCCAAACAGAACCATTGAACAATAACCAATCTCCAATCTGCCAATCAGTAATGCCATTTAGATTCGTAGATCCTGCAGTAGCAACAATGTAATAATAACCATTCGTACCAGTGCTAGACGCAAGGGTAGGGGAGTTAGTAGACGCATTCCAAGTACCTTGGTAGCTCAAACCACCACCAGCAATTGATCCCCAAGATGTTGTAGTTCCATTGGTTGTCAGATACTTGCCTGAGTTACCAGTTTGGCTAGGAATCAGAGTGTTAATCTGAGTCTGCAAAGAAGCCAAAGTATCTAGGACATACTGAGATGTACCACCACCATTGGTGATAACTTTGATCTGGCTTGCCAACTCCATTGGCATAATCTCGCCAACATTGATTTGGTTGCCGTTGGACAAAGTAATGACCAAGCCGCCATCAAAGTCTAGGTAAGCATTTGCAACTGATACGCCATCAACACCATCTTGTCCGTCTTTACCAGCAGGGCCGCTTGCGCCTTGACGACCAGGAGCGCCATCTTTGCCATGCTTGCCATCCCGTCCGTCTCGCCCGTCCGTACCATTGATTCCATCTCGACCATCTTGAATGGATGCAACTCTTTTCTCAATCAGATTGCCTAGATCGTCATAGCGACTACGGATGTCAGACTCAATCTTCTTGAGTGCTTGGACAACAAGGTCTACATTCTCGCCAATCTTTTGTTTTTGGACTGCTCTAGCGTTAGCAACAGAAGTCTTAACGGAGTCGAGAATAGCCTCCTGTTGCTCAGGAGTCATGTTCTTGAGAATTAACTCCTTGACCAGGCTTTCAGCGTCCATTGCTTAACTCCTTAGTCAACTGATCCAAAAAGTCCTGTTCCATGCCAGAAACTCGGTTCTGTTTGTCAGCCATCTGAAGCTCAACAATCTTGGATTTGTTCTTAATATAAGCC